TCGATGGCGTGAAGTTGGAGCAGGCGGTAAGCTGATGGGCGTTGCGGTATTCAATCCGAGCGTGTTCCTGGGGCGTTACCCAGAGTTCACCGCCGCCTATACCGCCAATCCCGCGCTGTTCGCTTCGATGTTCTCCGAGGCCGGACTCTACCTGAACAATACCGATTGCAGCCCTGTACAGGATGTGGGGCTGCGCGGAACCCTTCTGAACATGCTTACGGCGCACATCGCTTTTCTGGGCGGCGTGCTTACGGCAGATGGCCAGCCCCGGCCCGTGGGCCGCGTCAGTGCGGCGAATGAGGGCGCGGTGGGGGCTACGTTCGATTACAACCCAGCAACGCCCGGAAGCGGCCCCTGGTTCGCGCAAAGCCAGTACGGAATAGCGTTTTGGCAGGCAACGACCTGCTACCGGGGCGCAAGGTATTTTCCGCAACCGACGCGGGTTGAGGGCTTCACCGGCACCCGCATGGGGACAAATTGGCTACCGCGCCCAGTATAGCGGTCATGCTCTCGATTGATGCTTCCGAACTGGAGCATGATGTGGAGCGGATTGAAGAGGGTGAACTTGAGTTGCCCACGGTTTCGGCGGTACGGATGTGCTGTGATGGAGTTTTTGACGAGGATTTCCCGATATGGCTGCCCGAAGTGTGAAGATGTCCGACGCGGTGACGGCCAAGCTCCTCGAATTGGCGAAGCAAGCCTCTGGGTCTGTAAAGGTCGGATTCATCGATAACGACCAGGCACCCATCGCGTTCTGGAATGAGTTCGGGCACAAAGGAAGGTTCCCTGCGCCAGCACGTCCGTTCTTCCGCACAATGGTTGCGAATGAATCTGGACAGTGGCCGGCTATGATGGCTGGCGAATTGAAGCGCAGCGGCATGGACGGGCAAAAGACTCTGGCGTACATGGGGGAGCATATCGAAGGCTCTCTCAAGCAGAGCATTATCGATCTGACCGCTCCTCCGCTCTCTCCCGTCACTCTTCGCCTGCGATTCAAGTTCAAAAATCAGCCGCAAAATATCCGTTTGCGCGACGTGTACAGCGCCATCGGCGACGTGAGAAAAGGACGCAAGTTGGCGTCCGGCACTCAGGCCAAGCCGCTGATCTGGACTGGCGATATGCTCAACAGCACGTCCTACCGTGTAGAGTAGTGCTAATTAGCGCAACGCAACGTGCGCGCCGAAAGGCTCAGAAGGTGGCTGACTGATGGATTTGCGCTCCATATCGAATGCGGTATCGGATACCGTGAACCAGAATATCAGTGTCACGGTGTTTGGATCGGCAGGGTACATCATCGGCTCCGGCCTCAAACAGGTTCCACTTTACGCAGACCCGATTACCGGATTTGCACAGGTTCAAGCACTCACACAAGCCGACATTCGGCACACCGATGGCCTGAATATCCAAGGCGAACTTGCTTCCATTATTCTGCGCGGCCCGTTGTCCGGCATTGTCCGCGCCAACGGGCAAGGCGGCGATCTTGTAATTGTCGCCGGCAACGTTGCCAATCCGTTTCAGGGAACCTGGTTGGTTAATAGCGTTTTGGAAACGTGGCCGCTTTGGACAAGGGCGCTCATTGTGAGGCAGGAAGCGCAGTGGTCTCAGGGATCGGGGACTCCGTACACCGGATGGGCGGATAACGTCACGCCGACAGCAGACGGGGCAAGTTGTGTTTTGCCTTATGCTCCGAATCCGTGCCAGAGTTTACAGCTTTTCGTTGAAGCTGTGGGCTTTGGCTGGATCATGCTGAGTCAGGGCGAAGAGTACAGAATGTCGGGATCGACAATCACCTTCATCAACGGTAACAGCTACGCAGCAAGTGCGTTACGGGCATGGTATCGCTATTGAAGGGAAGGAGAGCGAGTATGAATGTCATTGACAAGAATATCGTTCGATGCGCGATGTTTATATTATGCGCATCGGCGGCAATGTCGCAAACTGCCAATTACCCAGAGGTTCAACTGTCCCCTTCTTACGCGGCAGATACCGGCTCCGTGAACGCACTGACGGCGACGGTAACGAGTTGCCCCAGCGCCTACGTCACAGGAATGTTTATCAAGGTCCTGCCGCTGCACGCCAATACTACAACGACTCCCACTCTCAACTTTTGTGGACTAGGCGCAAAAACTATCACCAAAGTGGGACAATCTGCTCTTGCAAGCAGTGATTTGCTAACTACACAGATCGCCACTTTCATCTATGACGGTACTTATTTAGAGTTGCAGAATCCGGCGACGCTGGCCAATGCCGTAACCTCTGTAACTGGCAGCGGAGTAATTACCAACAGCAGTTCCGGCGGGGCTGTAACGCTGACTATAGCTGGCACGAGCGGCGGGATTGTGTACTTTTCCAGCAACAGCGCATGGGGTTCTACAGGATTGCTCACCCAGTACGGAGTGTTGCTGGGCGGCGGTGCCGCTGGAGCGCCAACTTCCACAGCCCAAGGTGCCGCGAACATGCCGCTAATTGGGCAAGGTGCAGCGGCTCCTGTTTGGAGCACCATCGGTCATCCTACGACATGCGCAACGGGGAATGTGGTCTATGGATCGTCTGGCACTCAATTGGCCTGCCTCACCGGACTGATCTCCAATTCAAGCGGAGCTTTCACGACCTACGATGGAATCACGACAGCGGGACTTGGCTTGCCGGTGGTTGAGGGAACCTCGGACGTTACCGCGCAGTCTGCCTCACAGAGCACAGTCAACCTGATCGCCTCGACAGGAGCGGCGGGGCATTATCTGGTGCGCATTTACATCGACCAGAACGCGCTATGCACCACCGGAACCGGAAGTGTCTATGCGACGGTGAGTTGGACCGATGCTACCCATGCGCACACAGCGACGACCATTCCGCTTACGTTGGCCAACACAGCGATTTCTTCGGCGAACGGATTTGTGGATGCTGCGATTCCATTCTGGTCTGCGGCTTCAGATGCCATCAGCTACACCACAACCTACTCAGCCTGCACAACAGGAACAGCGAGCTATGACCTTCACGCGGAAGTTGAACGCACTAACTAGCCTGATATTCTCGGCTGGGCTTCTGCTCGCGCAGACGGGCACACCCTCGTCTGCTCCGGTTACAGCCTACAACACGACCGTGATGACTGGAGCCGGGACTGTAACCTCCGCATCATTCGGTACTTTCACGACCAACACACTGGTGTTGCCGATTGTACCACCAAGCACCACGCGCAAGGGATATTGCGATATTGTGTGGCAAACCAGCGCAACGGCGGATACCCCGACATTCGCTTTCAACACATCAGCTACTTCTACCGGCTTCTGGATTCTTGGCAGTCAATACTACGGCACGACCAGCGCCGTGACTAACTTGTTGCCGCCGGCAGCGGTGACAACCGCAACGCAGACGGCTTTTACGGCGGCGCTGACCGCAGCGGCGGCTACCACGTCGTATCAGGTGCATGTAGAGTTTGCAGTGCAGACCAACACTAACCCACAGCAGATCACCGTCTATGCAAAGATCAATGGCGGAACTCTGACCGTGGAACCGGGAACAAGTTGCGGGTGGCTGCCATGAGCGCCCCTACCCAGTACGTTGCCTCGATCTTGATTGATTCGATATTCGATGCCCTCGGGGCGTTTATTCAGCCTTTCGTCGGGACAACGCAAATCATTCGCGCCCAGGTGAACCGAGTGGCAATGCCCAGCGGTTCCTTTGTCGAACTGACGGAGATTGCAAGCACGGACCTCGAAGTTCCGCGCCAATGGTATGACCATGACAATCAAGAGCGGGACATCATCGGCCCGAAGCGCCTCACGATTCAGGCTGACTTCTACGGAGAATCGGCTGGCGACTGGTGCGCGGCGGTCAAAACGGTATGGCGTACTCCGTATACGGTGGCCCAGTTTCCGGTGGGTATCGCCCCGCTGTACTGCGACGATGGGCAGGAAGTTCCCTTGGTTACTGGGGAGGAACAGTACGAAAGACGATGGGCGCTGACAATGAGTTTGCAGTACAATCCTATTGTGATCGTGCCGCAACAGTCGGCGGAAGTGTTGAGCATGAACATTCTCAACGATGTGGACGCATAAGGAGAAGAGATGACGATTCCGGCCTCGCAAATTGCAAACGTGATTCCTGGCGTACTCAGCCCCGGCGGTTCCGGGCTGGTGATGAACGGCTTGGTGCTAACAGAGAATGTCCTCCTGCCAGCCGGAACAGTTCAAAGCTTCGCCAGCGCAGAAGCAGTGTCGGCCTTCTTTGGGCCGTCCTCGGCGGAGTTTGCCTATGCGTCGATCTATTTCGCTGGATACGTGAACGGAACGCAGCTTCCATCGGCAATCTTGTTTGCCTCATACAACGGCACGGCAGCCCGCGCAGCTACGCTGACGACGGGCAGCTTCGCTCACTACAGCCTTGCTGAAATGCAGGCTATTTCAGGCGTACTGACGCTGACTGTGAATGGAACAGCAATCACATCCGCGTCGATCAGTTTGACTGGCGTTGTGAGCCAGAGCGCAATGGCGACAGTGATCCAAGCAGCTTTTACCGATCCCAACTTTGCGGTCAGTTGGAGTTCGGTCACGAGCCAGTTCGTTGTCACGAGCAATACCACTGGCATCAATTCGACAATCACTTTCGGAAGCGGAACCATAGCCGATGATCTGCTGACCACAGCGCCAGCAGGAGCGGTTCTTTCACAAGGGGCTGCTGTTGACACTCCCTCGGTCGCCATGACGCGGATTTGGGGCTTGAATCAGAACTGGGCCACCATGTCGTCCATGTTTGAGCCGGACCTGGCAGATAAGAAGTTGTTTGCCGCCTGGTTCAGCGAGCAGGACGATGAAGTTCTTTGGTTGGCCTGGGACAGCGATTCCAATGCCAGTGTCAGCGGCGGGGCCGGCACTTTCGGGGTTTGGGCGGTCGCCAACAACATCAATGGCGTTATGTGCATCGGCGGCGATCCGGCTCTCGGAACGTTGGGACCGCTGGTAATGAATGTCGCGGCCTTCGTACAGGGCATGATCGCTTCTATCAACTTCTCGCAGACCAATGGCAGGATTACGCTGGCTGGCAAGTCCGCTCAGGCGTCTGCGGCAGTGCTCCCGACTTGCGCCAATATCCAGACCTACCAGAATCTGCTAGCGAATGGCTACAACTGTTACGGCGCATTCGCTTCCCGCAACCAGGGGTTCACGTTCTTCTCGAACGGCAACATGCCGGGAAGTTTCCCGTGGGCAGATCAGTACATCGATCAGATTTGGCTTAGCGCGCAGCTTCAACTTGCATTGCTCAATCTCTACACGGCCGTAAACGACATTCCCTATGACCCTACCGGCTACGGATTGATTCGGGCTGCGCTGGTGGGCCAGCCGACAGCGAACGGCAACGTGACGTTTGACGGGCCAATCAACAATGCTCTAAACAACGGCGTTATCCAGATTGGCGTAACGCTTTCCTCAACTCAGGCGGCGGCAGTGAATAACGCGGCTGGCGCGCACGTGGCAGGAACGATTCAATCAAACGGCTACTACCTGCAAATTCTCGATCCGGGCGCTATCGCCCGCAACGCACGGCAAACACCGATCATCAATCTCTGGTATACGGACGGTGGCGCAGTGCAGCAATTCAGCATGGCGAGTGTGGACATTTTGTAAGCAAGGGGTGAACTATGGGTGGCTTTGTAAACGCAGTGACAGGCGGGGCAAGCACGATTACCTCCGCGAATTCGGTTGTCAGCATCACCGTGGCGGGGCTTTTCACAACGCCCGTGCAACTGCAAGGCTATTCGGCTGATAAGGCATGGGACACGGCAGCCGTGGTAGTCACAGAAACGCAAATCGGCGTGGACGGGCGCAAGACTGCGGGCCTGGTCTTCAATCCCGTCAAGCAGACATTCTCCTTTCAGGCCGACTCGCCGAGTGTGCAGATTTTCGAGTCGATCTTTGCAGCTCAGCGTGCTGCCCGCGACGTGTATTATCTGTCGGCTACCATCGATCTGCCTGCAACCGGAGAGTCCTACATCTGCAACAAGGGAACGCTGGAGGATTACAACTCGGTCGCCTCGGCTGGCAAGGTTCTCACAGCCCGCGAGTTCTCAATCAACTGGGGCAGCAT